ATTTAATTGTAATAAATGTAGAACATTAACTCCAGAATATGTAAATACTGCTAGTGCGGCAGATTTACACGAATTAAATTGGGCTAATAATATAGGTAAATTAGAACCTCGCTGGAATTTTTTAGTTGGAGAACAAGAAGAGATTGATAATCCAGCTGTATTACATTATACGTATGGAACACCAAAATATAATGAGTGTTCTTATTACTATTCTAATATATGGGATAAAGAACAGAAAAGGTTATAATGAAAATTCTAATATTCGGTTTACCTGGATCTGGTAAAACTACATTATCAGAGAAGTTGCAAGACCAATTAGAAGATTGCTCTTGGTTAAACGCAGACGCAATTAGACAATTATACAATGACTGGGACTTCTCTATGGAAGGTAGAATTCGTCAGGCTGAACGAATGCGCGATCTTGCAAAAACAGCTATCGAGGATGAAGATAAATATGTAATATGCGACTTCGTTGCTCCAACAATGGAAATACGAAACATATTTAATCCTGATATCTCTATTTGGATGAACACAATTCAAGAAGGAAGGTTTGAAGACACCAATAAGGTATTCGAATCTCCAGATAATTGTGATTTCATAATAACTAATTTTGATTATGATATACAGGACATTTTAAATTTTATAAATAATAAATAAAAGAGATTAAAATGGCGACGACCAGCAATTTATACATCGATCAGGGAACTACATTCAATGCTATTGTTACTGTAAAGGGTAATAATGGAGTTGCGCTTGTATTAACTGGTTATACAGTTGCTTCTCAGATGAGAAAGTCATATAGCTCAACTACATCTTATGCGTTTACTGCCACAATTTATGATGCTGCAACTGGTAAAGTTAAAATTTCTTTACCTCCAGCCACATCAAGTGCTATGAAACCTGGAAGATACTTATACGATATTGAAGTGACTTCTGGATCAGGAGATAAACTTAGGGTTGTAGAAGGTTTAGTTATATTAACACCAGAGATTACAAGATAATGGCAGATAATTTTGATGTAGTTGTGCAACAAATTGATGCGTTTACTACAACAGTAGAAACAACAAACGTATCTAATGTCACAGCTATTGGTATTCAGGGTCTTCCAGGAAGTTCTGGATCATTAAGCTCAGTATCAGATGTTGATGCCACTAATTTAAATAATGGATCAGTTCTAGTATATAAAACAACAACAAATAAATGGACTTCCACAACTACGCTTGATGCGCAGAACATGGAAGGTGGCGAATTTTAACAAGGAAAATAAAAGATGGCATCAATAATTAGAATAAAACGTTCATCTGTTAGTGGTAATCCTAGCACTCTTGCTGCTGGCGAATTAGCTTATTCAGCTCTCACTGATAACGGCAGTAATGGTGGTGAGAGACTTTACATTGGTATTGGATCAGAAACGTCAGGTAATGCTGCCAACCATTTAGTTATTGGTGGTACTTACTTTACTGATAAATTAGATCATACTCCAGGAACATTAACTGCTTCTTCAGCTATTATTGTTGACTCAAGCAAAAAGATTGACGACTTCTATGTTGATAATCTACAGTTAAACGGTAGCACTTTAAGCACTACAAATACCAACGGTGATTTATCAATCACTCCAAACGGCTCTGGTAAAACTATTATCACCAACCCATATATTGGGGATAATGCAACATCTCTTGCTGAATATATTTACGACACAGTAGGTGGTGCAGTTACTGGTGGTACTGGTATTACTATTTCTAATAGTGATGTTGGTAATACTTCTACAATTTCTATCTCTAACACTGCAGTAACAGCTGGTTCTTATGGTTCAGCTTCTGCTATCCCTGTTTTAACTATTAATGCGCAAGGTCAAATCACTGCAGCTACTACAGCTTCTGTTGCTTCTAGTTTAAACATTGCTGGCGATACAGGAACTGATGCAGTTGCGCTTTTAACTGATACCTTGACATTTACTGGCGGTACTGGTATCACATCAAGCGTAACTAATAATGCTGTTACATTCGATATCGATTCTACTGTTACAACATTAACTGGCACTCAAACTTTAACAAATAAAACTTTGACAAGTCCAGTATTGACAACTCCTACCTTGGGTGTTGCAACTGCTACTAGCATCAACAAAGTAACAATTACTGCACCAACTACATCAGCTACTTTAACACTGGCTGACGGATCTAGTCTTGCTACAGTTGGTGCTTATAGTCAAACATTTACTGCTACTGCTAATACAACCTTGACATTACCAGTTACTGGTACTCTTGCAACTCTTGCAGGTACAGAAACTCTTACTGGCAAGACAATGTCTGGTTCAAGCAATACATTCACCAACATTCCAAATTCAGCTTTAGTTAACACTTCTGTAACTTTTGGATCTACTACTGTTGCTCTTGGTTCAACTTCTACTAGTTTAGCTGGGTTAACCGAACTAACAGTTGACAATATCAATATTAATGGTAATACAATTAGTTCTACAAACACTAACGGTGATATTGTTATTAGTCCAAATGGCACTGGTGTTGTTGATGTTGGCAATTCTATCATTTCTGGTGTAGCTACTCCAGTTAGTTCTACAGATGCAGCAAATAAAGCTTATGTTGATAATGCTGTTACTGGTTTAGATTGGAAAGCTGCTGCAAACTTATTAGCAGTTTCTAATGTTCCATTAACTGGTAATACAAATACTGTTTCTATTGACGGACATGCAACTCTTACTTCTGTTCATAGCGGATATCGTATATTATTAAAAGGTCAAAGTACCCAATCTCAAAATGGTATCTATGACTATGCTGATAATGGCACAACTTATACATTAACTCGCTCTGTAGATGCTGATACATACCAAGAATTGGTTGGTACTTCTGTATACATTATGGAAGGTACTCAGTATGCTTCTACTGGTTGGGTTCAAACTAATCACTACCTAGTAAACTTTGGTGAAACTGGTAACTATCAATCTTGGACACAATTCGCAGGATCTGGTGCTTATACAGCTGGTAATGGTTTAACTTTATCTGGAACTACTTTCGATGCAGTAGGTACTACTGGTAGAATTTCTGTTTCTTCAGACTCTATTGATATTGATGTTAATTATGTTGGTCAAAGCACTATCACTACTCTTGGTACAGTTACTACTGGTACTTGGAATGCTGGTGTCGTTGCAGGTCAATATGGTGGTACTGGTGTTGCTAATACTGGTAAAACTATCACTCTTGGTGGTAACTTAACTACTTCTGGTGCTTATGCTTTAACGCTAACACAAACTGGCTCTACTAATGTAACTTTACCAACAACAGGTACTCTTGCTACATTAGCTGGTACAGAGGCATTAAGTAATAAGACAATCACTTCATCAAGCTTTAGTGGTACTACTATCGCTGGTTCTGGTTTAGTTACATTTACAAATAGTACAGACGCTTCTGCTGTTGGTACTGCTGCGGTAGTATTATCAGGTGGTTTATCTGTTGCTAAAGCAATGTATATTGGTACTAATATTACTGGTGCAGGTGCTGCAACTTCTACTCTCGATGGTTTCAACATCGATGGTGGTACATATTAATTGAGATAAATACAAGGTGGGTGAAATTCCCACCACTCAGTATATACTGAGATGATATTATTTTCTATATAGAATAGGTTATTATGGCTAACTCAGTCAAATTAAAACGTAGTGCCGTTCAAGGCAAAGTTCCAGCAACTACCGATCTTGCACTCGGTGAATTAGCTGTAAACACATACGACGGAAACCTATTCTTTAAACGCGATGTAACAGGCAGCGAATCTGTAGTAAAAGTAGCCACTAATACAAATCTCCTTTCTTATATTAAAGTAACTTCAAATACCACTGCAGTATCGCGACAGGCATATATCGCTGATACATCAGGTGGTACATTTACTATTACTTTACCTGCATCTCCAGCTACTGGAGACTGGGTAACTATTGTTGATGGTGCAAGTTTTCTAGCGACTCCACTTACAGTTGGTCGTAATTCCTCTACTATTGCACTAAATGCTGAAAACCTTTCATTAAACATTGAAGGTGTTTCAGTAACGCTTGTCTATGATGGTACTTGGGAAGTTTATACTCAAGTTGGCGCAAATGGTGGAACAGGTGATGTTACTGGTTCTAGCACTACAACTTTTACAAATAAAACCATTAGTGGTTCTTCAAATACACTATCAAACATTGGTAATTCAGCACTAACCAACAGTTCCATTACTATTAATGGAACTTCAGTATCTCTTGGTGGAAGTGTTTCTAGTTTAGTTACTTTAACTGGCACAGAAACCTTAACAAATAAAACTTTAACAACACCAACTATCACTGGTGCAACTAGCATAACATATAATCCAGGATCTACAACTGGTTTCGCTTTAGCTACCACTGGTAAAGACACTCAGGGTGGTACTGGTTATTTCGACTTCTTCAAAGCAACTAATACTACCAGTGGTGTTACCAATGGCTCTAAATCATTCCGTATCAACAGCACTGGAACACTTGAGGTTCTCAATAGTGGTTATACTGCTGTTATCACTTCTCTTGATAACAGTGGCAATTTAGTTACCGCAGGAACAATTCGCGCTGCACAATGGGATGCAGGGCAAGTTATCAAAGACACTATGTTGGATAACACTCAATTTACTGTTAATGCTACAACAGTGGCTACAAGTAATACCGATACAGATTTTATCACTTACAGTTATACTCCTGTGAGTAGTTCAAGTTATTTAATCATACATGTTCATGTGGCTTCTTATGATGCGCTAACAGGTTCTGGTGGTGGATCAGATAGTTATTTCTCTCGTATCAAAGTTGGTGGTACTGAAATTACCTACGGTAGACAAGCTACAGTAACTTCAAACAGTTCTAGAACAGGTAGTTTATTTCCATTAATAGGTAGATATACAAACTCAAGCACAGCAGCAAAAACTATTACTGTAGGTGTTCGTAGAGATAGTGCTGACGATAACATAACTATTACAAACTCTGCTAATGCTCTTTGGATGAGAATTACGGAGGTCGCACGATAATATGGCAAATACTTTACTTACCGATATCGTCGCACCTAGTAGTTTAGTATCACTAACTGCAGTTCAAACACTAACAAATAAAACTCTTACATCACCGCAAATAAATACAAGTGCGACATTACTCAGTCGTGGTGAATTGAGATTTGCTGATGCAGACTCATCGAATTACGTAGGTTTCAAATCGCCAGCGAATGTTGCTGCAAATGTTATTTGGACTTTACCTGCTACTGATGGTTCTTTGAACCAAGTTATTAAGACAGATGGTGCTGGTAATCTTTCTTGGGGTTCTGCAAGTGGCGGAGGAGGTGGCACACTAGTTGTCACCACTAGAATTGGACTTACCTCTATTAGTATTAGTGGCGGTTCTTTTACCGTCGGTGCTCGTTCTGGTAATGTTAGTGTATCAATTTAAGGATAATAAATGACGAATCGTTTCCCATTAGTGGTTGACCCAGAAAATCTAAATATTAAAGAACTTCCCTCAGGAGATAATCTTGACCTGACAGGTAGTAATATAGTTAATATTTCAGCTACTTTAACTCTACCGACTTCTACTGATACTTTAGTTGGTCGCGCAACTACAGATACGCTAACAAATAAAACTCTTACTAGCCCAACTTTATCTTCCCCTGTTCTTGGAACTCCAGCTTCTGGAACATTAACTAACTGTACTGGGTTACCAAATAGTGGTCTTGTTAATAGTTCTGTAACAGTTGGTACTACATCGATCTCTTTAGGTTCTTCTAGTACTACTCTTGCAGGACTTACTTCAGTAACTTCTACAAGTTTTGTTGGAGAATTAACTGGTAATGCAAGTACAGTAACTAATGGTGTTTATACTACTGATACTGGCACTGTTACAAACACAATGCTTGCTGGTAGTATTTCTAATGCCAAACTTACCAATAGCGCAGTAACAGTTGGTACTACATCGATCTCTTTAGGTTCTTCTAGTACTACTCTTGCAGGACTTACTTCAGTAACTTCTACAAGTTTTGTTGGAGCATTAACTGGAAATGCATCCACTGCCACTACTCTTGCAACTACTAGAGCAATTAATGGCGTAAACTTTGATGGATCTGCTGCAATTACTATTACAGCAAACACAACAAATGCTCTTACCATTGGTACTGGTTTATCAGGGACATCATTTAATGGTTCTTCTGCAGTTACTATTGCTCTTGCTACAGCATATGGCGATACTATAAACCCATATGCATCTAAAACTGCTAATTATTTCTTAGCTGCTCCAAATGGTACTGCTGGTACACCAACATTCCGTGCGATTGCTGTTGCAGATATCCCAACCCTAAATCAAAGCACAACTGGATCTGCAGCAACTTTAACTACTCCTCGTGCAATTTACGGTAATAACTTTGATGGCTCTGTGGCGTTAACTCAAGTTATTGCTTCTACATACGGTGGTACTGGTAATGGATTTGCTAAATTTACTGGACCAACTACATCAGAAAAGACGTTCACTTTACCAGATGCATCTGCTACATTGTTATATTCTGGTGGTGCATTAGGAACACCTAGTGGTGGTACGCTAACAAATGCAACAGGTCTACCAATTTCTACTGGTGTTTCTGGTCTAGCCACTGGTGCTGCTACATTCCTAACAACTCCATCATCAGCTAACCTTGCTGCATTATTAACTGACGAAACTGGTAGTGGCGCTAATGTATTTGGCACCAGCCCAACCATTACAACTTCTCTTGTAGCTGGTTCAGTTTCGATGGATCTATTTAATACAACAGCAACTACTCTAAACATCGGTGGTGCTGCAACTACACTAAACATTGGAGCAAGTGGTGGTACTATCACTACAGCAAATCATTTAGTTGTTACTGGTGACTTAACAGTTCAGGGTGATAGAATTATCAATAATACTGCTACTGTAGAAGTAGAAGATACGATGATTTATATTGCCACTGGTAATAGTGCAAACTCTTCAGATATTGGTGTTGTTGGACACTTTAATAATGGAACATATCAACATACAGGTATTGTCCGAGACGCTTCTGCAAATAACTGGAAATTATTTTCTGGAGTTTCTACAGAACCTTCAGCATCAACCTTAGACTTTACAACTTGGACTAAAGACACTTTACAATTAGGTCAGGCTGATGTAACTAGTGTATTGTTTAACGGTTCTACTTCTGGGTCAACTACAGTTCAAGCCAGTGCTGCTGCTGGTACAACTACTATTACATTACCAGCAACAACTGGCACAGTTATTACAACTGGTGACACTGGAACAGTTACCAATACAATGTTAGCTGGTTCAATTGCTAACGCAAAGTTAACTAATAGTTCTGTAACTGTTGGTACTACTGCAATTGCTCTTGGTGCTTCTTCAACTACCTTAGCTGGATTGACAAGTGTCACTTCAACAAGTTTTGTTGGAGCATTAACTGGAAATGCTTCTACAGCAACTACTTTAGCTACTCCTCGCGCTATCAACGGAACAAACTTTGATGGCTCTGCTGCAATTACTATTACAGCAGCAAACCCTAACGCATTGACTATCGGCACTGGTTTATCAGGGACATCATTTAATGGTTCTTCTGCAGTTACTATTGCTTTAGCTAACACAGCTGTTACTGCAGGTTCATATACTACTGCAAATATCACAGTTGATGCTCAAGGGCGTATTACTGCAGCATCTAGTGGTACTAGTGGTGTTACATCTGTGACTGGTACTGCTCCTGTGGTATCAAGTGGTGGAGCTACACCTGCAATTTCAATGGCTGCTGCAACATCTACCGTCAACGGTTATATGACTAGCACATATGCAGCTAAATTAGATGGTATTGCAGCTGGTGCAACCAACGTAACTAATACAAACCAACTAACTAATGGTGCTGGGTTTATTACAGGCATTACAAGTGGTAACGTAACTACTGCTCTTGGTTATACTCCATATAACGCAACAAACCCAAGTGGTTATATTACCAGCGCAGGCACTTCTGCTGCTTGTTCAGGCAATGCGGCAACGGCTACTACTGCTACTACTGCTACTACGGCTACAACAGCAAATGCATTAAATACAGCTAACAACTATCAAGTCAATAGTTTAGGAGTTGGTACTGCAGCATCGGGTACAGCTGGTGAAATCCGTGCAACTAACAACGTAACTGCATACTACTCAGATGATCGCTTTAAAACTAACTTAGGTAATATCCCTAACGCATTAGATAAAGTGCAGACATTGAATGGCTTCTACTACGAGGCTAACGAACTTGCGCAATCATATGGATATGAAGTTAAACGTGAAGTTGGGGTATCTGCCCAGCAAGTACAAGCAATTATGCCTGAGGTTGTAGCTCCAGCACCGATTGATGAAAACTACTTAACTGTTCGATATGAACGTTTAGTTCCACTATTAATTGAAGCTATTAAAGAACAACAAGCGCAAATTGAAGAATTAAGAAGCCAAATTGCAACACTAAATAAATAAAAACTAGGAATTAAAAATGGCTGCAACTAGACAAGAACTTATCGATTATTGCTTACGCTCATTAGGTGAACCTGTAGTTGAGGTAAACGTTGATGAACAACAAGTAGAAGATCGCATGGATGAAGCTCTTGAGTATTGGAGACAATATCACTGGGATGGTGTAGAAAGAATTTATATGAAGCATTTAATTAGTGCTTCTGAATTGCATTTAACTACATCTACTGCCACATCATTTCAAATTGAAGAAACCGTCACAGGTGCTACTTCTGGCGCAACTGCTCTTGTTTGTAGAGAATCTAGAAGAGAATCTTCAGGGTCTACTCTTTTAGTTAAAAAAGTCACAGGAACTTTCGTTGCTGGAGAAACTATTACTAGTAATGTAAATGGAACAACTGCTGTTCTTGGGTCGACTCCAGTAATTCTTGGCTCTTACGATAAACACTACCTAGAAATACCAGATTTAGTTTATGGTGTGACACGTGTAATTCCATTTTCAAATGCATCGTCATCAAAAAATCTATTTGATTTACAATACCAATTACGATTAAATGATTTGTATGATTTAACTTCAACATCAATTATCTATTATAAAACTGTAATGTCTCACTTGGCTATGTTAAGTTTAGAGTTAAATGGTTATCCTCTTTACAGATTCAATAGATTAGCTGGTAAATTATACCTTGATGTAAACTGGGATTCTCAAATAAGACTTGGCGATTTTATTTTAGTTGAAGCTTATAGAGCATTAGATCCATCAGAAGCTATTAAGGTTTGGAATGAGCCATGGTTGAAACACTATACAACTGCTTTGATTAAACGTCAATGGGGCATTAATGGTAAGAAATTCCAAGGTATGGTTCTTCCAGGTGGTGTTTCTATAGACTTCCAAGGTATGTATGACGAAGCTCAAACTGAGATTAAAGATCTAGAAGACGAATTGATGAATAAGTCAGCACCACTCGAATTCTTTTTAGGCTAGAAAATGCCACGTTCAGTATATACATCTAATGGTTCTAAACCAGAACAATTATTCCACGAGGATTTAATTGTAGAATCTCTATCATTCTATGGTCAGAATTTCTATTATATTCCTAGAACATTAGTTGCCAAAGACGAAATTCTTGGTGAAGATCGTTTATCCAAGTTTAAGTCTGCATATTCTATTGAAATGTATTTAGAGAATACAGATGGCTTTGATGGTCAAGGTGCATTTATACAGAAGTTTGGTTTAATGATGGAACAGTCTGCAACTCTTGTAGTTGCTCGTCGTCGTTGGGAACAACTAATTGGTAGATTCGGTGCAACAATTATTCCAACTAGACCTTGCGAGGGAGATTTACTTTATTTCCCATTAACAGATGCATTATTTGAATTAAAATTTGTTCAATACCAAGATCCGTTTTATCAAATCGGCAAATTATTTGTATATAAACTCCAAGTCGAATTATTCCAATATGCTTCAGAGCATATCACTACTGGAATTAAGGATATTGATGACTTCGAAACTCTTAAAACATATGATACAAGCATCGTTGAAAACGGTGTTGTCACTGAGGTTGTAATGACTAATAATGGTGCTGGATATATTTCTGCGCCAACTGTTATTTTTGGAACTAACTGGACTGCAACTACTGCATTAGCTGTCGGAGCAGAAGTTGATTATGCTGCAAGAAGATATAGAGTTACCGTTGCAGGAACTACAGGTTCTACTGCACCAACACATACTTCAGGTTCTACAACTAATGGCACAGCAACTTTAATGTATATCGGCTCAAGAGCTATAGGTACTGCGGTCTTGGGTACTGGTGCTACAGCAAATCTGGTGATGGGTGTGGCATTAACTTCTGGTGGTAATGGATATACAGCACCACCTAAAATCACTTTCACTGGTGGTTCAGGTTCTTCTGTAGCTGCATATTCTATTATTGAGAATATAGATAACCAAACTTCTTATGGTGATAATAACAAGTTTAAAGAAGAAGCTGCTTCTGTGGTATTTAATGAGAATAATCCATTTGGAGACTTTGTATAATGTTAAATAATACTACCTTCTATCATGGAGGTATCAGAAAAACAATCGTTGCATTTGGACGCTTGTTTTCTGATATCAAAATTGCAAGACAAGATAATGATGGTGCAGTAGCCCAAACTATTGCAGTCCCATTGTCGTATGCACCAAAAGAAAAATGGATTGTTCGTATCGATTCAGATCCTGGACTAAACAATACCACATATACAACTTTACCTAGAATGTCGTTTGAAATTACTGGGTATAATTACGATGCAACAAGAAAACTTGCTCGTATGAACCAATTAACCTGTGATCAATCTTCAGGTAATGTAAAGAAAACAATGTTTTCTCCAGTGCCATATAATATTGAAATCTCTCTTTATGTTTTAACTAAAACTCAAGAAGATGCGATGCAGATTATTGAACAAATATTACCGACATTCACACCTGAATATACATTATCAATTAATGCAGTCCCAGAGATGAATGTTATCCAAGACATTCCTATCATCTTAAATAGTGTTTCTGTTCAAGATGATTATGATGGTGACTTTCAAACTAGAAGATTTGTTACACACACTTTGACATTTACGCTTAAAACTAATTTATATGGCGCAGTTACTAATCAAGGTATTATTAAAGATGTTAATGTTAACGTAAGTATTCCAGGAAGAAAGTATGAGGCAGTTGGTACACTTCCTGGAGATCCTGTTACAGAAAACTGGGAATCTACATTCTAAATTATGTCGCAAGTCTATTTAAATAACCCTCTGCTTAAAGCAGCTGGTGTTCCTATACCATATACTGAAGACCAAGTAGAAGAATTCCTCAAGTGTGCCAAAGATCCAATTTACTTTATTACAAAATACTGTAAAATTATTTCTCTTGATAGTGGTTTGATAAACTTCGAACTATTTGAATATCAAAAGAACTTCATTCTTTCGATGCACAATAATAATAGAATTATCTCTATGCAGCCTCGTCAGATGGGTAAAACCCAAACTGTAGCTGCTTATATCTTACATTATGTATTATTTAATGAATATAAAACAGTGGCAATTTTAGCGAATAAAGCTGCAGCTTCTAGAGAAATTCTATCTCGTTTTCAATTAATGTATGAAAACATTCCAAAATGGATGCAACAGGGTGTTGTTACTTGGAATAAAGGCGATATTGAACTAGAAAATGGCTCTAAAGTATTTACAGCTGCAACTTCTGGAGCAGGTATTCGTGGTAAGTCTGTAAACTTCTTATATGTAGATGAGGCTGCAATTATCCCTAATACCGTTGCTGAAGACTTCTTTACGTCAACTTACCCTACAATTTCATCTGGTAAGACAACAAAGGTGGTATTAACTTCTACCCCACTGGGTTATAATCACTTCTGGAAATTCTGGAATGAGTCTGGTACTGGTGAGAAACAAAATGGATTCTTACCAGTCGAAGTTAAATATTGGGAACACCCAGATCGAGATGAAGTGTGGGCTAATAAACAAAAAGAGCTACTTGGTGAGCTTAAGTTTAATCAAGAGGTTATGTGCGCATTCCTTGGTTCTGCGCTAACATTAATTAGTCCAGATACTATTGGTAGATTAAGCCCTTCTAATTATGTTTATTCTAAAGATGGTTTGGATGTTATTGATGAGCCAATAAAAGGTCATACATATGTTATGGTTGCCGATACTGCAAAGGGTGTTGGTGGGGATTATTCTGCATTTATTGTTATGGATATAACAACTTCACCATATAAACAGGTTGCTAAATATAGAAATAATAAGATTAGTCCTTTATTATACCCAAACATTATACATAAAGTAGCTAATGACTATAATCAAGCATACGTTTTAATTGAGATTAACTCTAGCGAGCAAGTTCCAACTATTCTATATTCGGAACTTGAATATGAAAACATTTTATTTGTAAGTAGGACTGCTAATGGACAATTTGTCTCTGGCGGTTTTGGTAGTGGTACAACCCAACTTGGTGTGAATACAGATAAGAGGGTTAAACGTATTGGATGTCATACATTTAAATCATTACTTGAAGAACAAAAACTTTTAGTTACAGATATAGATACAATTGCAGAAATCTCTACTTTTATTGAGGTTAAAGGTTCTTATGCTGCAGATGATGGGTATCACGATGATTTAGTTATGCCTATGGTGTTATTTGGATGGTTAACAACTAACCCATATTTTAAAGATCTAAATAATGTAAATATGAGAGAGCTAATGTATGAAACACACATTAGACAAATTGAAGATGAACTAACTCCATTTGGTTTTTATAATAATGGAGATACGCACGAAGAAATACAAGAACAAATTAGGGAAGAAAACCGCGCACCGATTGAGAAGGGGCAGTATTATTTAACACCTGACCAATTAGAATTGTTGAATTTCTAAAAAAACTAAATAATTTAGTAAAAGTGGTGCTTCCAAGCAAATAACATAAAATTGTAGTATAAATGCATTAAGGAGAATTACAATGGCATTTCAATTAAGTCCAGGAGTATTGGTTACAGAAAAAGATTTTTCTTCAATCGTACCTGCTGTTTCAACATCTGCTGGTGCTTTTGCAGGTGTATTCCCATGGGGTCCAGTTTTAGACCCTGTAACAATCACATCTGAGAATGTTTTGGTTCAACGTTTCGGTAAACCATCACCATTAGCTAATGATAACGCGCAGGCATTTTATACTGCAGCGAACTTCTTATCATATACAAATAACCTATTAACAGTTCGCGTAGATACAGTTAATCACAGAAATGCTGTGGCAACTCAATCTGGTACAGTTACTGGAATTACATCTTTAGTTGGTGGTTCTGGTCACGTTACTGCTCCGACAGTTACATTCTCAGCACCACAAATTTCTGGTGGCGTTACTGCTACAGGCACAGCAGTTCTTACATCAGGTGTTGTTACTAATATCATTATTAATACTCCAGGTTCTGGATACACAGCACCTCCGACAATCACAATTGGTCCAGCTGCTTGGGTTGCAACTACTGCAGTAACTTTAGGTGCTCAATTGCGTTCAGCTAATAAATTGTATACAGTTACTACTGCTGGTACTACAGGTTCTAGTGCTCCTACTGGTACAACAGTTGGTACTCCTGAAACTAACGGTAGTGCTGAATTAACATATGCTGGTCCAGCTGCTACTGCTACTGCTGTTATTACTACTGGCGGTATTAAAATTAATAACACTAACGATTATACTACAAACTATATCAATGGTGCTGGTGTTGTTGGTGAATGGGCTGCTAAATTTCCAGGCGCATTGGGTAACTCATTAAAAGTTTCTATCGCTGATGGTCTATCATACACTTCTTGGGCATATAAAGCTGAATTTGATGGAGCTCCAGGAACATCTACTGCTGCCGATACAGCTGGTGGTGCAGAAGATGAATTGCATATCATTGTTATCGATGAAGATGGCCAATTTACTGGTACAAGCGGTGCAATTTTAGAAAAATTTGCTTTTGTATCTAAAGCTTCTGATAACAAAAAATCAGATGGCACTAATAACTACTACAAAGACGTAATCAATTCAACATCACGCTATATCTGGTGGATGGATCACAATACAGTAGGAACAAACTGGGGTGGAAACTCTGCAACAACTTTTGTTCAATTATCATCTGCTTCTACAGTATCATTATCTGGTGGTGTAGACGATTTGACTGCAACTGATGGTCAATTAACAGCAGGATTCGGTTTGTTTGCTAACGATTTATACGATATTTCATTGATCGCTGTTGGTAAAGCTTCTGATATTGTTGCTGAATATGTAATCAATAACGTTGCTGAAGTTCGTAAAGATTGCGTTGCGTTTGTTTCTCCACAAGATGCTACTTCTGGTGATGTTATTATCGGAACTGGTTCAGATGCAGTAGATAAACTAAACGCATTCCGCGATTTACTACCAAGTTCTTCATACGCTGTTCTTGACTCTGGTTACAAATACCAGTACGATCGTTACAACGACAAATATATATGGGTTCCATTAAACGGTGACGTAGCTGGTTTGTGTGCTCGTACTGATTTGACAGATGATCCTTGGTATTCTCCAGGTGGTTATAACCGTGGTCAAATTAAAAACGTTGTTAAATTAGCTGTTAACGCAGGTAAAACTGAACGTGATAACCTTTATAAAAATGGTGTTAACCCAGTTGTTAATTTCCCAGGACAAGGTACTGTATTGTTTGGCGACAAGACTCTTCAAGCTAAACCATCAGCATTCGATCGTATTAACGTGCGTCGCTTGTTTATCGTTCTTGAGAAAGCAATTGCTACTGCTGCTAAATACCAATTGTTTGAATTCAACGACAGCTTCACTCGTGCTCAATTCAAGAACTTAGTAGAACCGTTCTTGCGTGACGTACAAGGTCGTCGTGGTGTTACAGACTTCCGCGTTAAATGTGATGACACAAATAACACTGGTGAGGTTATCGATCGTAACGAATTTGTTGCTGATATCTTCATTAAGCCAAATCGTTCTATCAACTTCATTACATTGAACTTTGTAGCTGCTCGTTCTAGCGTAAGTTTCAATGAAATTGGTGCTTAATAAATAAATAATAGGGGAGGGGAAACCCTCTCCATCTTTAAAGATAAAGGAAAAACAAATGGCAAACATTAGCGATTTTAAAGCACAGATGATTGGTGGTGGTGCTCGCGCCAACCAATTTCGTGTTGAGCTTTCATTTCCATCATTCGTTACTGCTGGTGCTTTAGTTGGTTTAAATTCACAGTTCTTGTGTAAAGCTGCTCAATTACCTGCATCAACAATTGATAACGTACAAACATTCTATCGCGGTCGTCCAGTAAACTTTGCTGGTGAACGTTCATTCCAACCTTGGACTATTTCTGTATATAACGATACAACATTCTCTATCCGTAATGCAATGGAAATTTGGTCTGATGGTGTATTGAATATGGCTGCAACAAATGGTCGTGTTAATCCACGTGACTATCAAGTTGATTTATTGGTTCATCAATTAGACCGTAATGGTGCTACTGTTAAATCATATAAATTTGCAGATGCATACCCAACAGAAATTGGTGCTATTGCCCTTGATTATGAAACAAATAATCAAATTGAAATGTTTGATATTACATTTACTTACAATTACTGGACTTCTAATACTTCTAGTGCTGGTGCTGGCTTTGGTGTAACTACTACTGTTAATACACCAGTTGGTTCATTCCCAATCGCTATCTAGTATTAACATAAATAAGTAACAGTTAGTAAAACAAGGGTATATAATGGAAATTTTTGGTTTTGAAATTAAAAAACGAAAAGAAGAAAGGGAAATTGGGAGTGTTGTCACTCCCACTCCTGATGACGGTTCCACGGTAGTTTCTTCATCTGCTTCTTCCTATTATGGGATGGTTGTAGATCTAGAGGGTGTTGTAAAAAACGAGAATGATTTAATTAAACGTTATCGTGAGGTATCTCAATATCCAGATTGCGACGCTGCAATTGAAGACATTATCAATGAATCTATTGTTGTTGACTCTAATGAGCCAGCAGTATCAGTAGTTATGGATGACTTAAAGTTATCTGAAAGTATTAAAACAAAAATCCGTGACGAGTTTAAAGAAATTTTAAAACTCTATAAGTTCGATGAAAAAGGTCACGATATATTCAGGTCTTGGTATGTTGATGGACGTTTGTACTATCACATTCTTTTAGACGAGAAACGTCCTAAAGACGGTATTGCAGAATTGCGTTATATTGATCCACGTAAAATTCGTAAGATCAAAAACGTTAAAAAAGATAAAAACCCAAAAGGGGTTGAAGTAACAAAAACAGTAGAAGAATACTACTTATATAATGATAAGGGAATCACCCAAGCAACTACGCAAGGTGTTAAGCTTTCATTAGATTCTGTTATTTACTGTCCTTCTGGTTTAATTGACGCCAACACTAATATGATGTTGAGCCATTTACATAAAGCAATTAAACCTGTAAATCAATTAAAAATGATGGAAGACTCTTTAGTCATCTATCGTATTTCAAGAGCACCAGAGCGCAGAATTTTTTATGTTGACGTTGGTAATCTTCCTAAATTAAAGGCAGAGCAGTACGTCAATGACATTATGAACAAGTTTAGAAATAAAGTTGTTTATGATGCAAATACTGGTGAAGTTAGAGATGATCGTAAACATCTTTCATTAATGGAAGATTTTTGGATGCCACGTCGTGAAGGCGGTAAAGGTACTGAGATCACTACACTTGCTGGTGGACAAAATCTTGGAGATATTGAAGATATCAATTATTTCCAACAAAAATTATATCAATCATTGAATGTTCCTGTAACAAGATTACAACCTCAACAAGGATTTAGTCTTGGTAAATCAATGGAAATTACTCGTGATGAGATTAAATTTAATAAATTCATCACTAGACTTCGTAAAAAATTCTCTTCACTATTTGCAGAAGCTTTACGAATTCAGTTAATTGCCAAAGGTATTATAAGAGCAGATGAGTGGGATGATATCTATCAAGATATCCGTTTTGATTATCAAATGGATAATCATTTCTCAGAGTTAAAAAATAATGAGATCCTTCAACAACGTATTAATGCACTACAATTGGTAGATCCATATATTGGTAAATACTACTCAATTGAATATATTCGTCGTAATGTATTAATGCAGTCTGAAGAAGAAATTAAAGAAATTGATAAACAAATAGACGATGAACACGACTTGATGATTACACATGCTGAGAAGCAAGGTGAAATTATGCAAGCGCGACAACCAGATCAAGGAGAACAACAATGACACAAGGCGTAAAAAACTTAATCGATGCAATCGCTTCTGGCGATTCTATTGCAATCGAAACTGCATTTAATACAGAAATGGCTACACGTATTTCAGATCGCTTGGATGACATGCGTATTGATGTTGCTCAAAATATGTTCCAAACAGAATCTGTTAATAGCGATGAAGAAGTTGCAGAAGAGCCAGTTCAAGAAGAAGAAGATCCAGAGCCGTTTGAAGAATAGTATGCACTTTAAGCAATTCTCTAGAAAACTATCAGAAAACATTAATGGTGTAGCCGTTGCAAGACAGCTACACTCTAATGGTCATCTAATTGAAATGACTGTTAATCAGGTAGTTACTATTGACGGTAAAGAATCTACATTTTCTACGATTGAAGAAGCTAGAAAATTTATTAAACAACAATACGAAGCTGAAACATTAGAACAAGAAGTTGCTCAAGAAATATACGAAGAAATATCTGATAGTAAAATCGCTAAAATTATTGCAGAACATCACAATATTAAAGTTACAGATACATTAATCGAGTCATACGTAGAGCTAGCTTCTTCAAAACTATTTACGGTTGACCCAGTTGCATATGATATTAGACAGCTTAATAAGATTGATAGAATAGTAGAAGGTAAAATTGATTATAAATTGCAAGACGGTTCTATAGTTGCAATAAATCACGATACCCAAGAACTCCTAAATAATTTATTAGAACAACATAACGAGATTGTAGACTACATGAGAGAAAGTAAAGAAAACTTTCTAAATGTAATACAACAAATAAGGGAATAAAAATGGACATCAATTTAGGTTTAGATCAAGATCTAATCAATTCTGTTAAAGCTATCACTGAAGCTTCATGCTCTGGTAATAAAATGGAGAAAGAAGAGTTACATCCAAATCAAAAAGTTCTTGATAAGAATAAGAATGGTAAATTAGATGCTGACGACTTTAAGAAACTCCGTAAAGAAGAAACTGAGTTTACTATTGAAAATTACGATTTAGATGACTTAGAAGACTTTATGATGTCAGAAGAGTTTGCTGAATTAGATGAAGTATCAGGTAAACTACTTGGTAACTATATCCAAAAAGCACGTGCTGATGCTAGTGCAAAATATGCCCATGGTAAAGAATTAGATGCTAATCCAAAAGTTAAAAAAATCTCTGATAAAATCACTGATTATTATAACCGTAAAGAATATACAAAATCAGGTGCATCAAAACACGCAAATGCAATTGCTAAAGCGCATGATGCACGAGACGCTGCTAAAAAGAAATTAGATCCTAACTATCCTAAATCTGTTAGTGGGAATAAAAGACTTCGTGGTGTTGAAAAAGCTATCAGTAAATTATCACATGGTAAATTAACAAACGAACAAATGGAAGAGATCGAAGCACTTGCAGCTAAACACGGTCTAGGAGAATAATAGATGGCCATCGTAAAAACAATCCTTAAAAAGACACATCAAGAAGCTGTGGTTAAAGTTGCTGGTACTGCTGCAGCTGGAACTATTTCTCTTGCTAGTGATATTTTAGCAGTTGGCCAAGCTTTAGATGGTGCCACACAAACAGCAAATATTGTTGGTGTTACTTGGACTGGTGCTCCTACTGGAGTTATCACTATTACACGTAATGGTACTACTATTATGACTCTACAAGCAGATGCAGCTGGTGCTTTAGAATTTGGTGGCCAAAGTATGTTACCAGATACTATTAGTAATACTAGCGATGTTGTAGTAACTATCTCAGGTGCTCAAGCTGAATGTTGGTTGCGTTTACGTAAAGTTGGTGGATATAAAACTACAGTAGAACCTGAACAATTCGGTATCTATGATAATCCAGCAGTGGCAGGTGAATAACCATGAAACTAATTAAAGAAGTCTTCGAAACAACGAATTTAATCGTTGAAGAAAAATTAGGTAAGGGAAAACAATACTTCATCGAAGGTGTTTTCCTTCAATCTGAATTAAAGAATCGTAACGGTCGTATGTATCCAGAAAAAACTATGGATAAAGAAGTAGATCGTTACATGAAAGAATATGTAGAAAAGAATCGTGCTTATGGAGAATTAGGTCATCCAGATACCCCTTCTATCAATCTAGACCGTGTATCACATCTTATCGTAGGTTTACGTAAGGAAGGCACTAACTATATCGGTAAAGCAAAGATTTTAGATACTCCAATGGGTAAAATTGCTAAGGGTCTTTTAGACGGTGGTGCAAATCTTGGTGTGTCAAGCAGAGCTATGGGCTCGCTAAAACAAAACAATGAAGGTATACAAGTAGTTCAAGATGACTTTATGTTATCTACAGCTGCAGACATTGTTGCTGATCCTTCAGCACCAGATGCATTCGTAAGAGGCATTATGGAAAATAAAGAATGGATGTTGGTCGATGGAAGATTCGTGGAGAAAGATTTGTCAGAAGCACAACGCATTATCCGTGCAACGTCAATGAAACGCTTGGAAGAGCAAAAACTTAAATTATTTATGAATTTTCTACAGAAAATTAAATAGTAATAAATAATAAATACAATTATCTATTAGATATAAAATAGGAGATTAGAATGTCTATCGAACAAAAGATTGCTGAGATGCTAGCTGAGTCTAAAAACAAGCAAGCAGAATTAGTAGAAGAAGTGGAAAACGATGAAGAAGTCGTTGAAGAATTAGAAGAAGTTACAGAAGAAGATGTTGCAGAAGATGCATCAGATGACGTTGTAGCTGAAGAAGTTAAAGTTGAAGAAGAGTCTACACTAGATGTTGCTGCTGATGTTGCAGCTTTAGTTAATGGTGAAGATTTATCAGAAGAGTTTAAAGCAAAAGCTGCTACAATTTTTGAAGCTGCTATTGTTGCTAGAGTTAAGCAAGAAATTGCTACTTTAGAAGAAGAATTCGAAGCTAAGCTTGAAGAAGTTGCAGCAAAGAATCAAGAGGGTCTTGTTGAAAAAGTTGATGGATATCTCAATTATGTTGTTGAGACGTGGATAGCACAAAATGAAATTGCCCTTGAACGTGGTATGAAGTCTGAAATCCTTGAGAATTTCGTTTCAGGTCTTAAAGGTTTATTCGAAGAGTCATATATC